AAAAAAGTAGAAACTAAAAAAAAGTTATATTATGGAAAAAAGAAAAAGACGAACAAAAGCCGAAATATTAGCGGCTAAAAGCGAAGGATTAGGGGACACAGTAGAAAAGGTTTTAGAAGCTACTGGAGTATCAAAGGTGGCTAAATGGTTACTTGGTGAAGACTGCGGTTGCGACGAACGCAAAGCAAAGTTAAACGAGTTATTTCCGTACCGTAAACCTGAATGTTTACTAAAAGACGAATACGAATATTTAAAAGAATGGTATTCTGAAACACGTTACTCAATGAAGCCTACCGAACAAAAGGAACTATTAAGAATTTATAATAGAGTATTTAAAGTAAATATGCAGCCAACGAGTTGTGGTTCGTGTCTACGTGATGTAATGAATAAATTAGAAATATTATTTAACACGTACGAAGATGCCAATTCCTAAACCACGAAAAGACGAAAGTAAAAAAGACTTTGTTCAAAGATGCATGATTGACGATACAATGACTTTTGAATACGAAGATATAGACCAACGTTTAGCGGTATGTTCAACAACTTACGAAGAAAAATTAAATGAAGTTAGTAAAGATAAGCGAGGTTAAACCCAACCCCAAGAACCCAAGAATAATAAAAGACGGAAAATTTCAAAAGTTAGTTAAGTCTATTCAAGAATTTCCTGATATGCTAAATAAACGTCCCTTAGTGGTTTTTACTGACGTGGATAATAAATACGTTGTCTTAGGTGGTAATATGCGTTTAAAAGCTTGTAAAGAGATAGGATTAAAAGAAATACCTATTATAGTAGCAGACGAATGGACGGAGGAACAGAAAAACGAATTTTTAATAAAAGATAACGTAGGTTTTGGAGAATGGGACTGGGATAGTTTAGCAAATGAATGGGATGATGAAAAGTTAGACGATTGGGGTTTGGATTTGCCTATAAATGATAAAATAGATGAATTAGAAGATGGGGAAGAAATAGAATTACCACAAAGTGTACAATTAGAACCACCAAAAGAATATATTTTAATAATGGCTGAACCAAATTCCGTTGAATGGGAAGAAATAAAACAGATGCTTCAATTAAAAATGGTAAGAAGAGGAGGATATAAAAAGGGTAGTGCATTTGATGCTATTGCATTAGAAAGAGTAATTGAATGGTCAGATTTTAAAACACGAATAAATGTTAATAGCAATACCAAGTAAAAGCAGGGCTGGTTTAACAACCACAAATAAAATCTTGCCAAATTTAGGAACATTTTTTATTCCTGAAAGTGAATATCACCAATACAAAGGATTAATTAAAAACATTATTTGTGTACCAAAGGAAATTCAGGGAATAACACCAACAAGAAATTGGATCTTAAAAAACACGGATAACAGATACGTTGTATTTTTAGATGACGATGCAAAGAATGTAGGTTATACTAAATTAAATGAAAGAAAAAGCGAAAAAATAGATATAAGAGACGAGGGATTTTGGGCAGAAGAATTTTTAAAAGCATTTGATTTAACAGAACAATTTAATTACAAAATTTGGGGTGCAAAAACAGAAGCAGCTCCAAGATCAGTATACCCATATAAACCAATTCTTTTAAAAACTTATGTGACCGCATCATGTATGGGAATTATAAATGATGGAGAATATTTATTTGATGAGAATTTTAAAGTAAAAGAAGATTACGAAATTTGCTTAAGACATATAAAGGAAAAAGGAGGAATTTTAGGAATTAGATACCTTCACTGGGAAAATGAACACTGGACAACACCTGGAGGATGCAAAGACTATCGAACAATTGAAATGGAAAAAAAGGCAATAAAAGATTTAATTAAATTATATCCAAATATGATTGCTTCAGCAAAAAGAAAAGCAAATGAGTTTACCATTAAATTAAACTTGTAATACAACAAATAAACAACGTACAATGGCATACGATAAAAAAAAGATATACGAACAAGCAAAAGAAATGATTGTTAAACACAGATTGTTTTTTTTTGATGATATTATAGCCTACCTTCCTATTTCTTCAAGTACATTTTATGCTTGGGAAATGGAAAAATCGGAGGAGCTAAAAGAATTATTAAACCAAAACAGAACTGAGTTAAAAGTTTCAATGCGTTCAAAATGGTATAAGTCAAACGCACCAGCTTTACAAATGGCGTTAATGAAATTGATTGCTTCGCCTGAAGAATTACGTAAATTGGCAATGAATCATAATGTAACAGAAGAAGCTGAAAAGCCTATATTTAATAAACTTAATATAGATGTTGACTAAAACAACAGCACAAAAAAAAATAGCACAATTAAAAAAAAGAATTAGAATTATTCAAGGCGGCACGTCAAGTTCAAAAACGTTTACAATACTTTCTTTTTTAATTCAATACGCTATTGACAATCCGAACAGCGAAATTTCAGTAGTATCTGAATCAATACCACATATTAAAAGAGGAGCATTAAAAGATTTCATAAAAATAATGCGGTGGATAGGTAATTTTAACGAAGGTAATTTCAATCAGTCAAGTCTTACATATCGATTTAATAAAGGCAGTTATATTGAATTTTTTAGCGCAGACCAACCCGACAAATTAAGGGGTGCAAGGCGTGATATTCTATTTATAAACGAATGTAACAACGTAAACTTTGAAAGTTTCCAGCAGCTTAATATTAGAACAAAGAAATTTGTTTACTTAGATTTTAATCCTACCAGCGAATTTTGGGTACATACCGAACTAAAAGACGAACAAGACAGCGATTTCTTAATTCTCACGTACAAAGACAACGAAGCCTTAGACAATAGTATTGTACAACAAATAGAAAAGAACCGTTTAAAAGCGGAAACAAGCGCATACTGGAGTAACTGGTGGCGTGTTTACGGGTTAGGTGAAATAGGAATGCTTGAGGGCGTTATATTTAGTAATTGGAAAACTATCGATATACTGCCTAAAGAAGCGAATTTAATAGGTATTGGATTAGACTTCGGGTACACGAATGACCCTACGGCAATAATAGAAATATACAATTACAACGGGACCAGGATAATAAACGAACTGAAGTATCAAACGGGAATGTTAAACAGCGATATTGCAAACGCACTACCGAAACACGTACCCGTTTACGCTGATTCAAGCGAACCTAAAAGCATTGAAGAAATAAAACGCTACGGAATAACAATTAAAGGCGTTACAAAGGGCAAGGATTCAATAAACTACGGAATAGATGTTATGCAACGTAATGAATATTTAGTTACTTCAAATAGCACCAACCTAATTAAAGAACTTAGAACGTACTGCTGGGACACTGATAAACAAGGCACACGCTTAAACAAACCGATTGACACGAATAATCATGGTATTGATGCGCTGCGCTACCATGAAATGGAAACGTTAGGAATGAATTCTAACTACGGTAAATATCATATTTGGTAAATAAATAATATTTCGCACCCGTTCAAGTATGCAAATAGTGTGAATTATATTTACAAACTACAAAAACACGAATTAAAAGTTAATATATAGAATGAAAACAGAAATTGTAATACCTACTTCATTAAGTGAAATACCTTTGAAAAGCTACCAAGAATTTATGAAGGTAGTTGAAAAGTCAAATGACGATGAGTTCATAGGTCAAAAGACTATCGAGATATTTTGCGGCTTAAAAATGAAAGACGTTGTAAAGGTAAAATGGAGCGACGTTAAAAGCTTGACCCTACATTTAAACGAAATATTTAAAGCAAAACCTAAATTTCAAGCTACGTTCAAAATAAAGGATATGGAGTTCGGTTTTATTCCTAATCTGGAAGATATGACTTTTGGGGAGTACATTGATTTAGAAAGTAATATTTCAAACGTAGAAACTTTTCACAAAGCAATGGCGGTAATGTACCGACCTATCACAAAGAAAGTAAAAGACCGATACGAAATATTTGAGTACAAAGGAACGGACGAATTCAGTGATGTTATGAAGTACGCTTCGCTGGATGTTGTTTTAGGTGCAACGGTTTTTTTTTCGACTTTAGGAAGCGACTTAGTTCAACATACGCTTACCTCTTTGGAGAAGGAAATACAGAAGAATCCGAAGATAATGACTTTAGCGAAAGAACGCAATTTAATAAACGATGGGGATGGTACAATTCAATCTATGCGCTTTCTCAGGGAGACGTTACAAAGTTTGATGAAGTTACCCGACTGGGAGTTAGAAAGTGTCTTACCTACCTCACTTATGAAAGACAAAAACGAGAAATAGAAGAAAGAGAAATAAAAAAAATACAAAGGCATGGCTAATTATTACACTGTTTTAGATACGTTAAAAACCAACTTAGAAAACGATCCATTTGTAAACACGGTTACTCAAGGCGATATTTTTGCAGTCGATTTGGCAAAGCAAACAATATT